TGATGTGTTCTTGTAACCGCAGATTCTCCTCATCAAGCAGTTGTTGCTGACGGATGATTGTGTTGGAAGAGTTTAGTTCGCGTTCTAGCTGGCGAGCAAAATCGGCATCGCAAACCCGATACTTAGAATCATGCGGAAGGAATGCTTCGGTATTCGTCCTAGGTGTGTCGCTCACTTGACGCCCTCCCTCGCTTTGAGCATTGCGTCGGCTATTTCGTAAGCCATAATCGCGCTCTGGTTTATGTTGTTGTACCACCCCACTTCATTGATTGCCGCCGCCGCGAAGTAGTCGCGCATGGTCATGCCGTTGTGTCCGTATTGAATGTCCCCGTTTTCGTTGCGGACTGGAGATACAGGAAACGCTGGTCCTCCGTGCCAAATTGGTTCGCTCATTTCGCCTCCTTCGCTTTAGATTTCCCCTCTTCGATAATTGCCATCACGCACCGCTTCTTTACGCCGACAGCCTTCGCCACGTAGGCTAAGCTCTGCCCTTCTTCCCACAATTTCCAGGCGCGTTGGGCATTGTAGTTCGGCGAGTTGATTTGTGCCCGCACCACGTCTGGATGTGCCGTCACCGCAGCTGGGTGAGGGAAGCTGATCCAGCCTCGGGCCACTGCGTTTGAGATGAGTGAGTTCATGGGTTTTTCTTTTGAATCTTCAATCCAGCTTTTTTACACAGACCACAGATCACGCTCGGAGCGCGGCCGAACTTCTTGGACAGTTCTTTGTAGGAAAACGTGGGGTTGTCTTTTACAAACCGCTCGATGGCCGCCTTCTCTTTCTCGGTCATCGGGCTCCAACCTTCCTTGGTTTTCTCGACTGCAACGGTTTTTGTGATCGTGGGCTGTGGGCCCATCAGGCGTTCAATAGCTTCACGCGACAGGTTCATCTTTGAGAATCCAGGTGGGCGATTGCATGATTTGAATCGAGTCGCCATTGTAGCCGGGCCATGAATCCGTGTCCTCGCAGACCATCCACTGGCGAATCCACGACTGCCATGTGGTCGATCCTTTGTCTAGCGAATCGGTGTCCAGCTGGTAAACGGCGACCGCGTAGGGCGCCTGGTCTTCGACGCAAATCCACTGCCAGGCGCGGGTCTCGCCAGTAATATCCCGGTAGAGGTCGCGGTAGTACGCAGCCTGCACGTCGTAGCGCAGCTGACCGATCTGCCGGCGGAACCCAGCCTTGCTAGCATCCCTCGTTTTCTTGAGATCGACGATTACCGGCGTCGCATCTGGAAGCCAATCGATCAGGCCCTTGCGGTCGCAGCCCTCGAACTCACCGAACATCCCGACCTGGGCCTTACCCGGCTCAGCCAGCAGGCGGCCTGCAACTGGGTGCAATCGGACCGCCTCAACCATGCGTTCGACAGTCTCGATCGCGTCTTGCTTGAACACTGTGACCCGGCGGTACTCCTGGTCCTCTCGCCAGGCGCGTGCTTCCTTGGTTCTGAAGTCGTCGTAGGGAGATGTGGTCCAGAGGTACGGCGTCCCGAGGACCTTGTGGTCTAAGAGACTACCGATATTCATGGCCTCCGAGGTTTCCCGCTCTTCCTCAAAGCCGACCAGAGCGTGCGCTGGCGACCGGCTGAACGCCTTGAGACTGGAGATGTTGATCGCCGGGTGACTGCGGTAGGTGTTTACGTCGATGGGGTGGACTAACTTCACAGCGCACCTCCAGCCTTCACCACTGCACGGCCGATACCGCGCTTATTCCGGATGATCCACTGCTTAATCTCGGGCGGCAGGTCCACGGCCATCGGGAAGGTATCAGCCTCGGGCCACCAGTTCAGTTCGCAAGCGAGCTTCGCCAGCTGCGGATAGGTGATACCGATCGCTGTTAAGGTTGACTCGACGGTTTCCAATTCAGGCTCCGGTGTGGGAACGGGAGCGAGCGGAGCGGGTGCGGTCTCAACGATCTCCGGTGTGGGTTCAGGAGCGGCGGGAGCGGGCGGCTCCACGATTGCGATAGCCTCGGCCTCCTTCTTCTTGCGCGGCTTGGGCTCAACAGGTGCAGGAGGCGTCGGTGTCACGTCCATGATGGATGAACTCACGGTGACCGACTGGACCACCTGCTGGGCCGCAGGGGTGTCCTGGACCTCTTCCGAGGTGTGCATACCTAGTGCGATCTCGGGTGCGTAGGTGCGGCACCAGAAGGCGCCGGCCCGGTACTGGAGCATCTGCTCCGGCATGGTCTTCCATTTACTGCCAGACTTACCGTACCAACCCTCGACCTTCGCCATGTTGATATTTACCAAGGCCCCCACGAGTTCCAGGTTGGAGTCGCGCTCGACTGCGAAGGCGCGGCAGCCCCACTCATCTGTCCCCTCTTTTCCAACCCAGCGGAAACGCATCGGAGAGAAACGACCGCAGCTGTTGACGGTAGCAATCAGGAACGAGGCAGACCAGGTGGGCTTGCCGTGGATAGGAACCATGGACTGCATGACAGCCATGACTGAGGCGCCAATGCGCTGGCTGAGTTCCAGAGCGATGATGCAGTTCCCGAGGTTAGCCTCGCCCCGGTAGGCGTCGGGAACGAGGGTGCTGGACGCAAGGGCCTTGGCCATGCGTTGGACTGAGACAAACGCGTTCTCCGAACTGAACGCGCTGAGAGGTTGTGCTTGCTGCGTTGCGACTGTTAGGTTGCTCATACGTCAGTCAACGTATGGCAAGTGGCACGCAACGTCAATACAGGATTATCGGATTCCCACAGCTTTTTTCGATTTTGCGTTCGCAATATCTTCGATGCGATCCAACTGTCGCTTGGTCGCTGTCGCTGGGTCCAGCTGAGAGATACGAGTCTTAAGCTCGACCGCTCGCACCTCCTGCATCCTGGTCAACTCCTCTGGTGTAGCCTGCCGTTCCACGCGTCCAAACTGATGGAACCGATTGTTCTGTTGGGTCGCTGGAGTCCATCCGGTTTTAGCTAGCACCTGGTAAGCGCGGTCAGTTTCATTGCCGCCCACGATTGCGCTGCCACCCGTCAGGATTGACATAATACGTTCCGTGGCGCGCGGTGTACCCACTGGGTCTCCGAGGAAGTTACGGTCAACCTTTCCGCTCCACGGTGTTGGCGCCAGGAGGTTTATGAACGTCTGGTCCTTCGGGTTGAACTGCGCGCCGGACATAGCGGTGAGTTCACGCACCAGGGGTCCAAACGGAATCAACGGGCTCACGGCGCCGGCCACGATCTTGCCTAGATCAGGGGCTTGCCGGTAGGTTCCTGACCCGATTAGTCCAGATGCGGTGCGGCCTTGCGCTACTGCGGAGTAGGCTCCGTAAGCTAACGCTCCAGCCATGTCTTTGGCGGTAAGCTCTCGGGGCTCAAACTTCAGGCCCTTCTTTTTAGCAGCGGCCTCAGCCTTCTGATTCAACCGATTACGTCGCGCCACCTGGTACTGAAGTTCTCCAACCCCGGCGAGCGCCGGCCGTGCAATCTGGATTGGCCCCGTGTTGAGCGACACGCGCAGTATCTTTCCGCCTGGAAGGTCAAGTTCCATGGTGTTCGGCTTGTGGCCATCACGTTCCCATAGGTCAGCTTCCTCTTTGTCGTCTGGCCATTTAGTGAACACTTGCAGGGCGCCAGAGAGAACCAAGGCAGCCAAAGCGCCGGAAAGCCCGAGTCCAGTCGCGGCCTCAATCTTACGCTGAGTCCGATCTTCAGGGGTTTTATACCAAGCGGAACCCTCAAACGAACTCGGGACGAACCCGCCGCCAGCGAATGTCAGGGCGCGATTGATGCCGATCGCGATCGCGTTAGAGAACCGCCCGACAGGGTTTGGAATACCAGCTTTTGCCAGCCAGTCATTTGCACCCTTCATTCCTTTTCCAATCTGCCCTCCAAGGCCCCCGGTCTCTTCGACGTTCCATCCGATTGTGGAGCGAAGATCCTGAGTAACTTGCTTAAGGTTATCAACATCGAGTCCAGCCGCTTTAATCCGCTGGTACTGCCTAGCGCGCACGACATTCCATGCAGCAGCACGACGCTCTTTCGGGGTGATGTTAGGATCGTCTCCGACAAGAGCTTGTGCCATTGCATACTCAGCGGTCGCATCTCCAAGCGCAGCGCGGGCAGCTTTGCGTGCCTGCTTCGGGTCCATTCCTTGCAGTCGGAACTGAGACTCTGCCCATGCCCCGATCTCTTGCTGCTCAGCAAGTGTGCCCTGTAGCGCGTCCAGTGCAGAGGCATACCGATACGACAGCTGCACGATGCCGATCATCCGAAGCATGGTCGCACGAGCGTAGTCGCCGCTCTTCGCGTACTCGGTCGCCTTGGCGTTAATTCGATCGAGAGCCCTGATTCCGCTCTGGATACCCATGATGGTATCGCGTTCGGCGCGTCCTTTAGCAGCTTCCAACGCAGAGGTGAGCGCCATATTAAACGCCTGGAATCGGGCCTTATAGGAATCCTCCAGGGCGGTCCCAACATCTTTCCATAGACGCGTCTGTCGATTTGCGGACTTGTCGGCATTGTACCTTCCAACCGCCGCTGAGACAGCGCGCGTCGGAGTGTAGTAGAACATCTGCGTTAACGTATCTATCAGCTGCTTTGTGGCGAAGCTGGGCTTAAACAACAGCTCAGCGGAAACAACCTCGTTGATCGCCCTGGCTCGGTTCTCTTTGTTTCCACGGATCGGAATAGTCATCGACGCCCAACGCCTCTGGATCTCACGCATGATGTCAGCGCGTTTCCCGAGGTTCATTGCGGCCTTGATATCGTCGGTTAATCCTTTCTTCTTTTCCTCCTCGTTGGCTGTGCTGAGTTCCTGCTCCAGGCGCGCTAGGTCTCGAAGACGGCTAACCTCGGCGTCAGTTGGGATTTTCCATCCAGCCTTCTTAGCAATGCTTTGAAGGAGCGCCGCCGAGTCCATGCCACCGGCATTCACGAATTGCTCGATCTTCTTCCAAAGCGGAGTGCCCGGACCAAAATCTCGAATTTCGTTCGGGGTCAGCTTCTCAACCGCCTGGCTTAGCGCGGTGATTCGCGCTCGCTCAAACTTCACCTGGAACGCTTTGGCCAGCGCAATTCCAGTCTTGTCAGCTAACGCTTGGTCGATCGCGAGTTCACTCAACAGAGCCTGCGAGAACGCCTTAGCGAGTTGTGCTTGTGTGCCTTGCGGAGTCTCCAGCACGCGCTTCACGAGGTCGCTCATCTTAGGAACCAGCCGTTGCAACGCGGGATTCTTAGCCACACTCTCGGCGATGCGCTGATCCAGTAGTCCGGCACGGATACCACCGGCCAGTCGATTGACAGCCTTGGCGCGATCCGCAGCGACTTGGGCGTCGGTCTTCGGCTGAGCTAGATCGAACTTCACGTCGTTGGCGCCTACAATCTGGCTCACGACCGAGTTCTCGGATTCCATCATCCGCTCGGTGAGGTGAGTCCACACAGCACCCTGCATCCATTCGTCGGTCAGCTTCTCGGCCGCCGTGATCTGATTCAGCTTGCCAGTCAGGAACGCGAGCTTCTCGGCTCGGGTCTGAGTTGCCATCTTGAGAAACTCATCACCATTCAAGTAGGTCTTAGCGACCCGCTTTAATAGATCACGAGTCGCTTGTGAGCGGTAACGCGGATCCTCGGTGATGCCGGCGTTGATTAGCCTCTGGAGACGATCACTGGCCGTGGTGGGGCCAGACTTAGTCTTCACATCCAAGAAACTATTCAGCACCCGCTGGCGAGCCAGTTGGACCTGAGAACCCACGTTGGCTGTGATCATCTGCATCACGCGAGCCTTAGCCTCAGGGGACGCTCCGGCGAGGTCCATGATCTGGGCCACTGCATTCAGCTGCTCTCCGATCACGCGACTCATTTCGGCGTTCGGCTGCTGAACCAAACGATTGAGGTCAATCTTCGGTGGCGCGGGAGGTGCGACTTTTTTCTCGCCAAACTGGACTCCTTTAAAGCGTCCACGGATTACATCCTGGGCGAGCTTCAGGGTGGTCGGCGAGTAGTTGAGGAACCCATCTCGAATCGTGCGCCAGTGAGCGTACTCGGGAAGGTTTAATCCATCCTCGATTGACTGTGGTGTCGGCTCATCACCGGCCGCTTTAGCTTCTCGATACTGTTGCATGAGAGCCATATCGCCAGTCGCTTCAGCCATCATGGCCGCCCATCCAGCGTTGAACTCAGCGTCCTTAACTGCGTCCTCGGTGGCTTTCTGAACCTTCGCCTGTGTTGTGGGAGTGGTCATTAGTGCGAGGCGAGCATCAGGCGTGAGCTTCTGTGAAGGAACCTTCGGTGCTTCTGTTACGCCTAAAGCCAGCGCGTTCTCAATGATCTGCGCGATGGCTTCATCTTCCAGGGCCTGCCGCTTGGCCGCCTTGTTATTCTTCGCAGCTGGCGGTTTCACCTTGAGGCGTCCTTGGACAGCGCGGTAAACCCGACCTCCGGTGTCGGCTAGAGCCATGACTCCAAGCTGCTCAACTACCGGCTGTAGCTGAGGGTTCTCACCGACGATTTTGTCGATCTCAGTTTGTGTGAACTGGCCGCGATAGGCTGACAGAATCCTGTCTAGGATTTTCGCAACTTCCCTGCCATTGAAGGTATCGGAGTAGACCGACGTAAGGTAGCCTGTAACGTTTCTTGCAAACGCCACGAAGTCTTTCACTGAAGCGTTCAGGCTTGCCAGCTGGCGACCTGCCTCGGAAGCCTCAGACTGACCAATGCGGTAAAGCTCATCTCGTGTTTCCTGGCTAAATCCATCGGCGACTGAAAACTGGTTTCGCAGTGAATTAATCAGCGCGAACATCGTGTCACCACGACCATCCGCCTTGGCTTTGATGAACTTCTCCTTGGCGATTTTGATAAGCCTTCGGCCAGCGTCTTCTTGATCTAACCCTTCGACTGGAGCAAACAGGTTTTCAGTGACGGGACGGAACTTAACTCCGGCTTCGTTGAAAGCATCAGTTGCCAACTGAACACCAGCGTCGAGAACTTCAGGAGTAAGCGCCCGGCGACCAGCCACTGTGTCCTCAAACCCTCCGCGCTTCGTAGTAACCGGCTCCTCTGCTGTGCTGTAAATCATGCCGAAGTCGCTGCTCGGAGCTTCCTTCGCTATATTTTCCACATCCGCCAGGATCTCAGCGGTCGGTTCTACGGCAGATCCTTGAGCTTGATCCCACGCGTGTTGTAGCGCCGGACTCAGCTTAAGATTTATGCTCGCGGCCCATTCTGATGCGGTCTGGATACCTTTACGGATCGCGACAGCAGCAAGGTCTGCAAATGCCTTGAGAACCCGGCGCGCAGATTCCTCTGGGGTGGGACCTTCGGTGATGCCAGCCTTGGGGGTGATAGACTCGACGAACTGAGCGACCGCGTCCGATGCTTCGGCGACGGCGTCGCCTAGATCTATCTGCGTCTGCGCCTTCTCCTGGGCAGCCTTTGCTTCGGCAGCAGCACGAGCGGCAGCTTGGGCCTTTTGCTTACGAGCTTCGAGGTCTACGCCTTTTTCTCCAACCAGGGCGAAGTCTTCGACCTGTGTACTGGAGATTAGGTCTCCCTGGTTCTGTCCAGCTGCGAGACGTGGCTTACGTTCGGTAGGCGCAGCTGGCTCTTCGGTGGGAAATTCAAACGCATCTCCTGGTCCACGATCAGGAGGTTCATCCACGAAGATCGTGTCGTTCTCAGTCAGTTGCTGAACTCCGAATTTATCCCCATCACGAATCGTGTAGTCTCCATCTGGAGTGACAGCTGTAACCTCGAATTGTTCACCTTGAATCTTGAACTTGTCTCCAATCGCAAGGCTTCCGACAGACACTTCGACCGGGCCGTTAGGCTCGCCAGCATTTTGCATCCCCTCGGTTTGAGAATCTACGAAGGCTTCATCCTGCGCCTGCAAGAACGCGTCGAGGCCCATCGCCTCTTCGGCGCCGGCAGCGGCGGCCTTAGCCTCTTGCTTCATTGCGACCACGTCCCCCTTGCGGCCCCGTGCAGCCTTGTCAACTTCAGCCCAGAACTCGGACACACTCATGTCTCCGTACTTGCCGGGGTTTTCTGTGGCAAGCTCTGCGAGCAACTGGTCTGGCTGATTTCGGCTCGCTGTACCGCGTGACCTTCCTCCAAAGATTTTATTGAAGTACGGATCGAGCCTTGGGGCATCGTCGTAGAGGTCCTTGATTTTCTCTAGGCGCTTTTCCTTCTTGGCCTGAGACTTAGACATGACGCCACCGAGGCTGATGATGTCATCTAGGATGTCTCCTTTGGACGCCCACTCACGGGCTTTCTTAGATTTAGGAGCCTTAGCAGCGGCAGGCTTAACCGGAGTCTGAGTTACCGTAACCGCACCTGGGGTTAGTACGACGGTGCGTGTTGGAGAGGTGGGTGCAGCGACGGGAGGGGTGGGCGCCGGCGTCACCGGCCCTGGCTTATTGAAATCCAGCGTCACACCCTTACCAGCGTTCCGGAACACGCGAACTGGAGCGCCGCTGGAAATCTTCCGAAGAGCATTGTTGAGTGACTTTTCGGACTGCGCTTCAATCGTGACGTCCTCATCAACCTTGATGGTGTACTTCGGTTGGCTTCCACGTTCTTCAGGTGTACCAACGATCGACTTAGCGAAGGCAACGATTTCGCCAGTGTCACGATCAATCATCCCATCCACGGTGCGGTTCTGGAACGGGAACGTGCGTGAGGTGGTGGGAGTGACAGGAGTAGGCGTGACGACAGCAGGGATGGTCGGAGTTTCTGATGGGGTAACCGGAACCTCGGCCGGCGCCGCAGGCGCCACACCAGTCGCAATTTTGGTTCGATATAATGTTAGCGCTTGTTTCTCTCCAAACCCAAACTCGGCGGAATTATCCCCGGCTTCTGCCTCCGACTCTCTTCTTAAAAGATTAACGTAATCTGAGTATTCGTCGGGGTTGAGAGCTGGTTCTTTTGAGAACGGCACAGCCTCTTGCGTTACAACCCCAGGCTTAGTCCACCCCGTAGTCTCATTGAAATCAAAGCCCGCCTGCTCCAGCTCGCTAACACGGCCGGCGAGTTCCTCGAAGCGGTCCAGTTGCTCCTCCTCAAGCATATCGGACGCAGACGCTCCATCAAGGAAGTCAACGATCCCGTTGTACTCGTTGGTCTCCTCGATCGTCAGCGGCTGGACTTCCGTTTGGATTTCGGCCCCTGCTCCTTCGGCAGGCCGCCCTCCTTGATCCACTTCTGACAGTCCCACTTGGACTTCGGGTTGCGGTTTTTCTGCGCGAAGCAGGCTTTCACCTGCGCCTTGTTCTTGAACGGCATTTTCGGTGGTGGTTGGGGTTTCTGCGATCGGAATGACGGGCGTCACTTCTTCTCCAGCAGCTTCCATCTCCAGCTGCATTTCCGGAATAGTAAAGCCTTCCTCTGGTGGTGTAATGCGGATTGGTCCAGAAGGCGCGCCGCCGGAGTTGATGCCAGCGAGAGTGGCGGTGGCGTTGGGGAGTGGGTTTGATGGATCTCCGCCAATCGCAGCGACATTGGCGGTGCGATTGGCGACAATCTCATCCAGAGCAGGTTGTAGTTCTACGTCGCCACCGATGGCAGGTCCGCCGGCACGTTGGCGCGCTATGATTTCTTTAATTTGAGCCTCTGAAAGCGGCGCATTTAATTCCTGTGCGAGACGTTGGTTTGCAGCGACGCGCCCAGCTTTACCTCCTATCAATCCAACCAGCGCACCAACTCCGCTACCGGCAGCTCCTGATTCAAACAGTCCTTCGGTCAGTTTCTGTTCAGGGTTGTAGGTCTTTTTTGCGACTGCATTTCCAAGCCATTGCTCTGAGACTTCCTGAGCACCTTCTTCAACTGCCGTCCGCGCGGCTTCCTTGAAGATGCTTTTATTAACCTGCCCAGCGACCGCCCGCCCAAATGCTGGCACTGCTCCAATACCAAACTCGGTGAGCGCCCCTATCGGTGCCGTGTACAGTGCCGATTGGTATTGTTTAACTGGTTTTTCAGCTTGTAGGCGATTTACCTCCCTTATATCCCCTTCAGCTAAAGCCTGAGCAATCTGAGCGTCGTAAAACTTGCCTGTCTTTTGCGCTGCATCTTCACCTGCGCTGAATCCGTAGGCCAGCTGACCAAGACCTGGAACCACTGAAACAGGAAGCGATCCAATGCCGCTTGCTATCTGAGTCAGGTAATCGTCCTGGCGTAACGGGTTAACCGGAAATGCTTCTTCAGCCCCCTGTTGGAGAGCCTTGCCCATCTGGAATGTAGGGCTAGCCTCAAGCTCCGCCGCACGCGCTTGGTAAACCTCCGGCGGTACTTCTTTGACGCGTTTTTCCCAGGCTGCCCGCCTACGTTCGTAAGCTGCCATTCCAGCGGGACTTTCGACCTGTGCCGCTGACATTATCGGAGGCGGCTCTTTGAGACCTACACGCGTCAGGCCCATCATGCCTCCACCGACCATGCGACCACCTTGCTGCATGAGGGCGTTGCCAGCGGCGGGTAGCGCACCTTGATCTAACGTGCCAACGAACTCCAGAAGCTCGTTTTCACCCATGTCATCGGGCACTTCGATTAACCCGATATTTTCAACGTCAACGAGCTTAGGCATGGCTGGTTATCTTTGAACGGATCTATTGCCGGCGCCACCGATTACCCTCAATACGGGGGCTGCATTCCTACCGCCTGTTTCGGCAGGGAGAGGCATTTCTGCCCCGAAATTCATAATCGTGGGCCCAAACTGTCTTTGGATTTGGTTTTGCGCCGCAGGTAGTCGGCCGTCCGATCGGTCTTCTTTAATTATTGTTTCGATGCGTTTACGTTCTTCAGCAAGCTTCTTTCGGACTTGGGCTGGTGTCAGTGCATCCGAAAACCATCCATCTTCAACGACAGCAAGCCCACCGTTTTCTCCTTGCTTTACGTTAAACTCTTTGACGTTTTGGACTTGAAGATTTCTTAGCTGTTTTTCGGCCGCGTTAATATCAGCGAATGGGTCTGGTTCACCTTCTCCAGCGGCAAGTTTGGCGGCTTGAGATTGAATCTGCTGCACTCGTTCTGGTGTAAGATTGATTCTGGCTTTTGCTCCGCCTGGAAGCTCTAAGGTTTCGTAGCCAAGAGACAGTGGTTTTTCAGCTTTTGCAGCAGGAGCACGAGTTACGTAATCCTGATTGTTGATACGAATTGGCACCATTGAAGCTCTCGATGGCGCGGAGGCTCTCGGTTGTGGCGCGTAAGTTTCCGTCGGCGCGTAAGCTCTTGGCTGTGGCGCGTAGGTTCCAGGGGGTTCGTAAGTTTCCGGTGGCGCTTGAAGTAGTGAGGCTCTCGATGGCGTGTAAGCTCTCGGCTGCCTTCGCTGCGGTGGCGCTGAAAGGATATCAAAAATGGTTTCCGGTTGCCGATTGGTAATCATCGGCTCAACGCCTGCTGTGCTTACTGGCGCTCGGTTGGCGCGAAAAACGCCCTGAGAAGCCAAAATGCGAGCCATCTGCTCGTCCCTTTTTGCATTCTCAACAAGACCTTGAGTTAGACCTCGATTATAGAAGACTGATTTTCGCTCTTCTTCGGTTATCGTTGCGTCAGGTATTGGCACTCCGCTACTTGCTGCAAATCCTGCGGTTTCAAGAAACTGACGCCTGTCGCCTGCATCTTCCTGCGCTGTGGCTGAACCGACGATGTCGATCGCGCCGTCCTTATCGCGTTTCAGATACCTTCCAAACTTGATCGCAAGCCCTTCATTTCGCCCCTGCGCCGCCAATGTCGCCGCCTCTCGCCGCTGGTCAACGAGGTCCTGATAATACTGTCCTCGCACCCGCGTATCTTCAGCACGCTGCGCTGCTGCTTCCTCCCTATACTGCCGCTGATTCGCCAGCTGCACGCCTTGGAGGTACGATTGCCCGATGTTTTCGAGTCCTGAGAAGGGGTTTGCCATAAGAGTAATTTCTACGATCCACCAGCGTCGGTTGTTCCGCCGGACCAGTTGTTAGCAGCGGGGACTGAACCACCTCGACCTGCGGCGCCGCCTAATGCTCCAAGTTGACCAAATCCAGCATTAGTCAATCCAGACCCTAGCGATCCAAGGTACTGGCTACCAACCCCGCCTGCGCTTGCCATATTGTACGACCCAAGCAAAGCGGCTTGTTTTTTGGCGCGTTCATCAGCCCTCAAGTTTGCAATCATCTGAGGAGTGAACTCGTAATTCGCCAAAGGAGACAGCGGCGTAGTTCCCAGAATGTTTGAAAACTGCTGAGCACCCGCCTGTTGAAGATCCAGTGAAGTCCTGCCTAGGTCTCGCGCCGTCAGGTTGCGAGCCGCTTGGCTTCCAGCGTAACCGCCAGTTAGGGCTCTTGAGGCAGTATTACGTTGAATTTGGGAAGCAAGGTCAGGGGGCAGCTCTCCGCGAAGCAACGACATTGCGTTCTGAGTGCGCTGAGCTTGACCTTCCTGATAGCCGGGAATCTGGATGCCGAGGGATTCAAGAAGCTGCGCCCGGTTAAAGGCGTTTCGTTGAGATTCAAGTTCTCTGGTTTGAGGCGCTAGTTGACCTGCCTCTCCTACTGCTGAGCCAACGTCGAGGCCAGGCATATTTGCGACGCCGCGAGCGCCAGCGCGATCCTTGCTGGCTTGGTTGGCTCCGACTGCTGCGCCTGCTGCGCCAACGGCAAGGCCAGTTCCTATAACTGCTGTGGCTACGAATGACATAGTAAGTATTGGTTTTGACCCATGTAAGTAAGGTCGTTCAAAAGCTCTTCGTGATCCGTCTTGTTATCCAGATTAAGGTGAACCGTGGTCCAAATGGTGTCCTCATGGATCAACAGCACACGGCGAGTTCCTGGCTTGGTGATGCCCGAATACGGCGCTGTGTAGGTCACCATGCCCTCGTTCTCGCTAACCACCGTGACCCTGCCTTTGGTGATGAAGAACGGATTGTCGAACTTATGGATGCGACTGGTGACGACAGATCCAGCCGGCATAAAGATTTCACGCACGTACATCCCCTCTGGGAACGTGTGTTTAAGCGGACACTCCTGCTGGGGAATATTCGCCACGAACGCTTCCCACCTGTCCAGACGATCATCGAACGTGACGCTCTCATCCGTCAGGATGTCGAGCCACGTAACGGGCTGCACGGCTACTGGAAGTTCCTCAGTCATCAGATGAATCCACCGAACCGATATTGAATCTTAGCAGACCCGAAAGGCTGCACGTTGATTACGCTGCGCTCGTTGGGGCTGTACGCCTCAAGCTCATTCCGAAGCGACCGAAGTGCCAGCTGGATCTCGCGCTCAGCCTCGGTGTACTGATTCCGGTCTTCCTTCTGGATCGCCTTCATCATGTGCTTGATCGCCTGGAGGTTCCCGATAAACAGCCAGTCTGAATCAACGATTGCCGGTATGAAGTCCAGGCGAACGATCGCTTCCACGACCGTGTTGGTGCAAGTCTCGTCTGCTGGCACGCAGCCGTCTCCGTTGTCGATGCAGCAGTTGTCCTGGGTGGTGCTGCACGAGTTAGCCCCACCGCACACCTCGGGCATCCCGATAAGGTAGGTGCGACGATACTCAGGGTTCTGCTCGCTCGGGCCCCAGACTGCGACCTGAGTTAATAGACCAGTTGTGTCGTTTTCCGCAATAATCGTCAGGCTTCCTTGAGTCAACGGCTTCTGGGCGCCAGTCAGACCCGGTTGCTTGAACCGATTACTTGTCCGGACGTAGGCCGTGATAGAGGGGTTTGGAAGCGTGACGTACTCACCCCAGACGTATTCTCCGGTGACCGAGTCCAACGTGCGGATTGGAATTCCATTGGGATCAAGCCCCTGGAGAAGCACACGTTTACCGGCATCAGCTGACAGCTGCGGCGTCACCCTGATGTAGCAGTTGCCAACCGAGTCCCGAAACTGCGTCACCATGCCACGATCCAGCAGTTGGTCCTGCTCGCATCCTTCACGGCCGCATCCGGTGCGCGGTGCGCGTGTATCCGTCTGGAACTCGTACCACTGGTTCTGGATGGGGATGTTGTAGCCGCAGAGGTTCATTGCCTCGATCGTCTTGACCTCGCGAGGCCAGGTGATGCAACCAGCGGTGACGCAGACACGTAGTTTCTTGTACGTACCCCACCACTTACCCATGTCCGCCAAGCGAGCCTGAGCCTCGTTGAGCAGCTGGAGAAAACGCTCGTCGCAGGTGGCTAGACCGACTGCCTGCGGGATCGTGGAGTTCTTGGCTTGGGCGAGGGTTTTTCTCATGTTATCGGATGGCGCGGGCCATGACTTTCCAGTTTGCCTCGGTGATGACTGATGCAGCTCCGGTGGTTTTGTTGCAAACCCATAGTCCAAAAACACCATTAGATCGAACCATTCCAATTACAGATGAGTTTGAAAACGAAGTTGTTATAATTCCAAAGTTAGTTGGAAATGATAATGATCTTGCAGAAATGTAATCTCCAACAATATATCCCGTTGCAGCTGAATCATCCGTAGTGCAGATAATTCCGATGTCCCAAGTCAACGGATCAACTGTGAGACCATGCGTGAACGTCACCGAAGCGCCCGCTGCTGGAATCGCCACATAACTCGCAACAGGAGTCATATACCCCGACTCCCAAACCGTTGCCGGAGTCGCGTTTGTCCGCAGGAACTGGCGATTGATTCCAGGAGAGAAATTTACTGGACCGACGTTAAATCCAGGATTCAGCAGCTGGAAACGAGTGCCGTCGTACACGACAACGCACATCTGACCGCTCACCATGTCACCTGCGACCAATGGCGCGGTGCCAAACTTTGTGATCGCTTTGACAGCAAGGCCGTCAACAGACAGCGTGCTAGCTCCAGTATTTAAGACTGACGCAACAAAAACGTATGACACCCCTGTCCGATACGCCTGGTTTGCGCCAGGAGAAGCGGGCGTCAACGTAAGCGTGTAGACGTTAGCAACGCCAGCTCCGACGCCGTAGGTAAACTGCGTCTGAACTCGTGACCATCCAGCCGGAGCCGCCGCGTTATACTTCAGGACCTCGACCGGATTCTGGTTGGAGTCCAATCGCAACCAGTACAGCGAGAGATCAGCTGGAGCAACTGCACCTGCCGACCATTCTGGCGGCGCTGAATACTGGGCGATTATCGCCTCCGCGTAGGCGTCCAAACGATCCTGCTCGGATGCGTAGCAGGCAGGCGGAGGAAGTATACCGGCAGTTAGGTTGATTTCAGGCATGGTTAGATGCGGTAAAGATAGTCGTTTGGCTTACACGGGCCTGGGTCGCATTCAAGCGCCAAACAGCCCTCGGGACAATCGAAATAGAAGAACTGCTCAAGAGGTGCAACGCAGCGGGTTGGGCGTCCCTGGAGAAATGCGCTCCCGAACTTGCCACCGTTGTTTACCGCCAACCCGTTTCCACTCAACCGGCGCACCGTGTTGCATCCAATCTGGATGTTATCGACGTACCGGAAGAAGTTTCCGATCGAGGAGGTGAACGCTACGTCTGGGCCAGGACTCGCGCAGGTAAACGTCGTGGTCGTAGGGGTTCCGGTCACGATTACCTCGTCGTTGAATGAAGCGTTGCTAAGCCCCTCGACGGTCACGTGAGCGCCAAAAACCAGCTGGTGCGCCTTGTTGGTTGTGTACGTGGCGACGCCGGCAGTGCGCTGGAATCCGATGGGTTTGATTTCCCATGGGAAGTGGACCGGGCTGTTGATGCCGAGGAAACCGCCGGTTGAACTTCCAGGTGTGCCGCCATTTGTAACCGTGAACTGATTCGCAGCTGGAATGCTGAGAACTGCAAAAACTCCGTTGAACGTGCCATCTGTAACCGAAACCGTTGAAACCTCCATGCCGACCTGAAGCTCGTGAGCTGAAGCCGTCGTAAACGTGGAAACTCCTGCCGCACGCGTTACGGTTGAGATCGGTATCTGGTAGTCCGTCGGGTAATACCAGATGGATTTATTTACGTCGTGATTGTTGATTAGGAACACTGCATCCAGTGGAGGGTATGCAGTTTGATAGAACCACGATGCTGGGCCAGTCAAGAGAACGTCATTATTCTCAATCAGCATATCCTTGTGAGCGGCGATCAACGTCGAGTAGGTCTCAGGATTCGCCTCTCCCGTAGCGGCGATCAGCGTAAACCAATCCTGCACAACCAAGGAAACAAACGCCGAGACGTTCAACGCCGAGTTATGATGGATATGTGTTCCTTTGTGATGATAGGAATCGACGTAAAAGCAGGTGTCGTGGAAACCGTCAAAGTTGTTGTAGCTAACGTCCATCCCGCTGGTTTCACGGGCCGTGACAGCATGGACAGGGCTCTGCTGGTTTACCACGTCAATGCCGCCTTGGACGCGGTTGTATTTAAACTCGCATCCAGAGGCAAAGATTCTCCGACTGCGGAGCATGATCACCTGGCCGTCAAGGTAAAGGCCGGGGAGGATGTTTGGGCCAGGCGCGTTGACTGTAAACTTAAACGCGTCCGGAATGCTTACCACTGTCGAATTTACGTAAAGTGTGACGTTCGCTACTACTGCTGGAAATACGTTTGGTAACGCCTGAACAACAGTAAAATTCAAATCGTCTATAATAGATGCAACCGTCCAAGTTCCATTAAATGAAGCATCAGTAACAATACCTTGAATTTTAACCGTTGCGCCAACATTGGCGAAATGCGTTCCATAAGTAGTATACGTAGCTATACCACCATTGCGCTGAGCAAATTGAACCGCAGTCATCGTCACCAGCACCACATCCCCCACCCTCAACGTGTGCTTCATCACGCAGGTGTAAGTCGCAACGCCGCCAACACGAGACACCACGTTGATTGGATTTACCAGGCTGGAGTAACCGCCAACAGCGCACTGCGTGTTTGCCTCCGCGTTTCCGGGGTACAGCGTACCTTGAATCGAGTTTCTCCCTTGGTAGCTGAAGTCATTGTTGAGCACCTTAGCGCCAACCGTGAGGTCATCCACGTTCATTGGCAGGAACGATTTTACAATGAACGTCTCAGCGTCAGCAATCCCGACTCCAAAGTCGTAGAATTGGTTATTCTGAACTAGCGCGTTCTCTCCGACGTGGTTGATTCCTGCGACTGTGTAAAGTGAGTTTACTCCAGCTTTTGTTTGCGGCGTAAGAGCCACGTTTGGATAAGCCCAAGCACGGGCGTTTTCATTTACTAATTTGTAAACGTATCCAACACTTGGGGTCACTGGTGTATTTGTTCCTACATTAACGCATGTAAATTGAGTTGGGCTTGGTGGAACTAATGTTACAAAAGTACCGTTAAAAGACGCATCTGAAAGGCTTTCAATAAGAACAGTTTCACCTCCTACAAGACCATGCGGAGTTGAAGTATCGTAAGTTGCGATGCTTGCATTTCGTTCAAATGCAAAAATCTGAGTTGCTGTAGTAGGAGCTGCATTTAGGCAGAATACCTCTTCAGTTGAAAGAAATCCGGCAACTACAAAAGAACCATTGAAAGCCGCACTTGCAAATCCTGTGACATTTATTGAATCTCCAGTTGTAAATCCAAAATTCCACTGCGGATGCTTAGTGTAGATAGCATATCCAAACGGATTTATTCTTGCACGTAAAAGCACCACCCTTAGGTCGCGCTGAAACGAAAACGAAGTTACGTTAGTGATGTTGCCAAAACCAACAAACGAAGCATCATTTCCAGGGCCAGTGGTCACCACGTTGCTGATGTACTGCCCGATTGCGCTAATGTTAGTGTACGGAGCAGGTGAAATTGGAGGAATGTATGCCGGAGGAGGTACGGAATAAAATTGAGTCCCTGAAAGCGCAGGTGCGTACAATGGCTTGTCCACGGTGTACGTGTTGATCCCATTTGTACGTTGCACCGATACGATCTTGATATCCGCAACCGAATTGTTTGCGTAGTTGCCGTCAAACGTGATATCTTCGATCAGGGTGTTCTTGCAGTTGATGCTGTTCAGTGGCGCGCCTGCGTAAGCACCAGGTGCCCCTACAGCTCCAGACCCTGTGTAATTTCCCAGAGTTTTCAGCATTTGGATATTAAACCCAAAAGTGTCCCCTCTTTTGGTTGAAGCGTTGTCAGCAAACTTCAGGATCGTCTTTCCAATGCCCTGACCCGTAAACACAACGTTGTTGATTACACCTGTGAAAGGCGGATATCCCATGACCAACGAGGATGTGTAGCCGCCGCCGATTAGGTTGATCCAGCCATCTTCGGTGACCAGGGAGGCATCGGGATATGCTGGCAGCGGCATCGACACTGTAAATCGCGTCGGCGTCGGTATGCTTAGGACCTCAAACCCAAACTGTGCAGGTCCAGTGCCGTTGAAAGTGCCGTCAGTAAATCCATACAGCGTAATCTTCTCGCCAACAACGAGTCCGTGCGGGGTGGACGTGTTGAACGTCGCAACGCCTCCGGTGCGGACACGGTTGATAATCTTCGCCCCAGGACTCGATCCAAGCAGGAATGTCCCCACTGGAAAATCGCAACGCAGCGCAGCAAACAGACATTCGTTGATCGCCCACGCGCTGTTTCTCAGTCCACAGGGATCTGCGCCGTAATCGACTGGGTTTGAAGAAGGCATACTATTCGGAGAGTAGCGGACAGGCGACGCGGCTGAGATCGCCGTAGATATCCTCCTGGAGACGTTGAGCAACCATGGCCACGCGCTTGAGTCGGAAGCGGCCGGTGTTCACGTACCGCAGCTGGAACTCATAGCCATCACGAGTAAATCCCCCGGTCTGCACATCACACTTGTCCGGAGGTTGCGGGAGGGCAATGCGCGATCTTGCGGGAGGCTGGTAGTATTTGACCTCTTGGCAGTTAATCACCGCAGGCGGGCAGGAAATCTCTCCTGGCTCGCAGTTGCGGTACTTGGCACAGTCTTTAATCTCGGCCCATGGTTGCCAGCACTCGCCCTCGTTAGCCTTGAAGTAGACCTTGGCTTCGATATTGCCCATCACCTGGTCATACCACTGCTCGGCGCTGACTAAGCGCTTCTTGTTTGTGGGTTCACCAAACGTCAGTGAGCGGGTCTCAATGGTCCAATCGATTGGAACATCATCGTATCCATCGAAGTCGAACTGACCGTTCTTAGTGACCTCAAAGAGTCCGATGTCTCCTTGATTCAGTCCAAACATAAAGCACCGATCCTGTTTCTGGATTCGGATCGTTAGCATCTGGAATACATCGACTCCGGTCCAGACTCCCTCCCATGCCGGTGGGAGTTTTCGGCCCATTCCGGAGACAAGGTCGAAGTCCATTACTACAACTCCTCGGTGAACGATTCCGCGATTGTTGACCTTCTGAGGCTGAATGGTCATCAGCAACCGATTGTCGAAGTTCACGGAGCTAGAAGCCGTCAGGTAAAACTCCGTGTCGTAAGCTATTGCACGAGTAACCTGCCGGCTGATTGGTGTGTTTCCAAACTCAGTAAAATCACGTCTGGCGTAGATCAACGAGCGAATACCGTCCTGAGCGCGGAAAAAGAGATCGCCGTTCACTGGCACGATGGATTCGTGGTTGAACGATCCGAAGTTCAGGAGTGCGAATCGCTGGATTGGATAATTGAGATCCTTCCAAATGTCCCGGTCCACAGGCGCGTTAAACGCGTAAGTGGCGGTCGGGGTAAAAACCAGCAGGTCGCCATCGCCAAGGGACGTGTCCAGGTTGGCCGCGAATGCCAGACCTGTGATCGGGCCGCTTGAGACCGCAAAGGCGCCACCTTCATTAATGAATGTGTTCTCGGTAAATCGAATCACGCTGTCTCGGCCGTACGCAGGATCACCGTAGACCAAGTCTCCGCCGTAGTATTCCGAACCGCTGGCAACCCAAAGGCGTCCTTTTCCGTATGCCATCGGGCCGCCTGTTGGCACTTCTTCTCCAGTTGCTCGACGCAATGTAGACCCATTGAAAAGATAGGGCTGATTCTGAGTGTCTTGAATTATCAGCCAGTTTTCAGCCTGTTGAAAGTAAACGTGGGTAACCTGCGGGTTGTTGGTTGCTAGCTGGTAAGCATTAAAATTTGGCCCAAGAAGGGGACCTGCATCAACCCCTGGTGAGTACGTAGTAAACGTCGTTAGGCTTGGAGTAGTCTGAACCAGAAAATCTCCAAAAAATCCTGACGGAAAAGACGCACCTGGAGGTTCAGGCATTCTGACCACCATGCCGGGCGATAGTCCATGAGGCGCTCCGCAAACGTAGGTGGCGACGTTAGAAACTCGACCGCGAGTTTGAATCTGAAACTGGAAATTTATTGGCGTTATGTCTGTAACGCTGAATCCGGCGTTGATGTCGATCTGGAAGACTTTTCCCCCAATCGACGCAAAAATGTACGGATCTTCGTTATCTGAAATGTAGGTTCCGCAGCCTTGAAAGAAACCTTCTTTGAAAGCCGCTTGCACCGCAGCGTTGTAGTAACCGCCGTTGTAGAGCACGGTTGGATCGGAAAACTTCAGCAGCTTGGTCCAAATCCCCGGTCGCGCTTTCGGAAATCCTCCGCGTACCGTTGTGTTCACCGCCCATGCTAGCTGGTTCGGTTGAATGAGTGAGGGCGAAAAACCGCTGTCCACCCCACCTTCAGCGGTGAGGAGGCCGTCTACTATGCGATTTTTTTCTGCGACCATGACGCTTGAACCGATTGAAGGGCCACAGCAGGATTCCCGCAAGATGAATGAGAGCGCAGATTACCTGTCTATACCGTGGCGTACTAAAGACCGCTTTCTCATCGAGGCTGAAATGGTTCGTCGTGGCGGTTACATAATGTCCGGCGGCGTCAAGTACGGATGCGGGAAATATCATCACTTCAAAGCAGCCATGACGGCGCTCTGGCCTCACTTCGATTGGCACATCTGGTCTGACCTGCTGATCAAGACTTTCGCGGAAAATCAAGAGGTTGGAATCATGGGACCAGGATCATCTGGCAAGACCTACACCTCCGCAGCTTTCGGGCTCTGCACGTTCTACATCTACCCAACTGGCACCTCGATCATCATGTCGTCAACGACGCGTGAGGGTCTTCAGCTGCGAATCTGGGGCTCGATCAAGGAGTTGCACAACAAGGCCAAGGCTCGCCGGGAATGGCTGCCAGGGCGCGTTATTGAGAGCCGGTTCATCCTTACCAGTTCTGACCAAGACGCCGAGGCGCAGGACTTTCGCGACGGAATCATCGGTGTAGCGTGCAAGGTCGGCGGTACGTTTGTTGGTCTCTCGAACTACGTCGGACTTAAGAACGACCGAGTGATGCTGATCGCAGATGAGGCGTCTCTGATGAGCCGGGGATTCCTCGATTCAGTCGCCAACCTTCGCAAGAATCCTGAGTTCAAGCTGATCGCGATGGGGAATCCCAAGGATCGCAACGACGCGCTTGGGGTAGTCTGCGAGCCGCACTCTACGATGGGCGGCTGGGAAGGCATTGAGTATCTGGAGCAAACACGCACCTGGAGAACGCGGGCTCCAGGAGGGGTTGCTGTCCAGCTATGCGGGTACGACACGCCGAACGCGAAGTTCCCGAAAGGCACCAATCCGTATCGAGGCATCATCACGCCGGAGCAGATTCAGGCGGACTTAGATTATTACGGTCGAGATTCGTTGCAGTTCTCGATGATGAACCTCGGGCTGCTGCCCCGAGACGGCGGTACACGGCGCGTTGTGACCATGTCTCTGTGCGAGCAGAACCAAGCGTTCGATGAAATTGTTTGGCAGGGCGCCGACAAGATCACGCGAATCATCGGGATCGACGCGGCGTACTCAGGCATCGGTGGTGACCGATGCGTTATGACCGACCTTCAGTACGGCCCGGACGGCACTGGGCGCATCGTGCTAGCATTCGCTGAAGCGCCGATCGTAATCCCGGTAACGGCCGTCAAAGCGCAGCAGGCGGAGGAGCAGATTGCCGAGTACGTGCTTCTGTACTGCAAGCAGCGCAACATCCCGCCTGATCAAGTGGGATTCGATTCCACTGGACGCGGCACGCTGATGTCTGCGTTCGCCCGCCTTTGGTCGCCCGAGGTGGTTCCGATCGAGTTCGGTGGCCGCCCGACAGATCGTCCTGTTCGCAAGGGTGATCCGAAGACTGAGCGTGAAGCCTACGGAAAGATGGTCACGGCACTCTGGTATTCGTCGCGCTTGCTGATCGAATCCAAGCAGCTGAGGAAACTCCCTCGGGAGGTCGCGGAGGAAGGGTCGATGCGTGAATGGGGAATCTCCCGCACTGGTTTGATCGACGTAGAGCCCAAGCACAAAACCAAGGAACGCATGGGCCGATCCCCTGATTTATGGGACTCTTTCGTGGTCGCACTCGAAATGGCTCGCCGAACGGGATTTGAGATTGCAGGCGGGCAGGGGGTTGGTATTGTCAAGCGACAGACACCAAAGTGGCTGACACGTCTGTCAGATAAGCGTCGCACGATGGATACTGAACATTCGCTAACCTATTCCTAACCTTATGGCATCATTCAACAAAGTCATCCTGATCGGCAACCTCACCCGAGATGTAGAACTCAAGCACCTTCCGAAAGGGACTGCTGTTTGCAACCTGAGCTTGGCCGTCAATCGCCGCTGGAAGAACGAGGCCGGTGAGGAAAAGGAAGATGTGTACTTTGCTGAGTGTAAGGCGTTTGGGAAGCAGGCTGAAACGCTCGCTCAATACGTCAGGAAAGGGAATCCGTTGATGATTGAAGGCCGCCTGACCCGGGAAGAGTGGGACGACAAGAAGACCGGAGACAAGCGGTCCACCACTCGGATTATGATCGAAACCTTCCAGTTTCTTAAGGAACGCAGCGAAGGTGCTGCGCCCACGCCGCGCCAGGAGGCCGCGCCGACCGCGCCGAAGCCTGATCTCGACGCCGATGATCTGCCGTTCTAAAAATTAGGCCGCATGAATTACAGCACGTTTCCAAACGGTGGATGGCAGTTCTACGAACCTACAACCAAATGGACCGCGCCAAACCCGATGAATTACGATTTTCATTCGATGGCGCGATTGATTCAGCAGCACAGGATCGCCAACCACCTTCCATCGTCATTTGAACAAGCGATGAGTGATTTGGAAGCCTACACGAAAGCTCGTTTTCCCCAGCAAACAACAACTCAATCCACTCAAACCAATGCTCAACCAAGGGTATCAGGCTGTCGCTCGTGCGGTGGAAAGGGTTAAAAACACAGCGCAAGGCGTCAGGATTCTTGCGGAATGGCTGGGCAATGGCGGTATTCCCGTTGATCGCTCAGCAGCGCAGCATCGTCTTGATACGTGTCTGCACTGCCTGCACAACAAACCCACCAAGCCAGATGCGATCGAGAAGACTGTCGCTGAGGTTATTATTGAGCAGGAGCAACTGCGCCACGACATGGCTATGATTCTTCAAGGTGAGTCTAATGCTGGCACCTGCGAAGTCTGCGGCTGCTACCTTAAACTCAAGGTCTGGGTGCCACTGAGTTATCTAGGCGATCGTAAAATGCCCGATATATGCTGGATTTCGCAGGAACGAAAAGCAATCTGAGATCAATATGAGTTTCAAAGAACCAAGTAGAGTCTGGAATGTTGTTAGTGCGATGCTAGAGGCTGAACAGCCTCGTTCTCGCAATCGCGCTCGCATTAACGCTACCTTTAACGGTAATCCTCCATACAGCGAAGAGGAGGCTCGCGACAATAAGATCCAGACAAACGTCAACTTTCTGGAAGGTACGCGCATCATTCATGCGGCACGCCAGCAGTTTACGAACGCGTTCCTGAAGCCTCAGAATTACTTTTCTGTGGGCCTCGATACCGGCCCTCGG